TGCCTTTATTCCGTCAAACATAGCAGATTGAATTTTCTTGACGAAAGAGCGTGTCTTTGTGTTTGCCGTGCGGATTTCGGTTGCCGTTGCCCCTGCCGTGTGTTCTGCCTCGGTCAAGAAGCCACGATCCAAACCGACTTGATCTTCCCAATCGGCTTTGGCATCAATCAACTTTTTCTTGTAATCGTTGTATCGAGTTGACGGAGCGAAACTGTCAATCAGCGTTCCGTCAACTCCTGCCTTTTTGCGAATGGTGTAAATGCCCTCGGGCAAATCAAAACGCTCGCCGTCTTTTGTACCGATTTTTCTTGCCACGGTTTCATCTGCGAAAAGCTTTGACTTCATCAGGTGCATTTCTTCGTCAAGATTATTTCTTGCAACCTTGATTTGATTTTCGGCTTCCTCGCACCCAAAGTTAAGTGGAACGCCCCACTGCGATAAACCTCTGCTATCCTGTGGCGATTTATAATACGCTACACCGATATTGTTTGCATTGTAATAAGCAACATTATCATTCTTGTAATGCTCCCACTCTGCCAAATATTCCTCGTTACCGCTTTTGTCGGTAGTGTAATAGTAAACATACAAGGTGCCGTTTTCGTCAAGGATATGGTGTCTTATAAGCCGGTATTCTCTATGCTTGACAATCTTCTTGTCAATAACCATAGCAACCTCATACATTTTATCGGCTACCATACGATAAACGGAAACATCAGCAGGAGCGATAATGCGGTGATACGGCTCATCATCTTCGCCTGTTGCCATTGTTACAAAACAACCACCCTTGCCGTTCATCATAGCACATATTTCGTACCGCTTGGCTTCAAGGTTTTCTGCAAGAGGTATCAACGGCTGAACAAGTGTGCTGTCCGTCTGCAATTCCACCGTTGCCTCATCGCATACAAGCGAGGTCAGTTTTGTGTTTGCAATAGATAAAGGATTATATTCCCTTATATCTTCCCATTGCTGAATTTTAACCTGTATTTTCTTTTCCTCGTCATATTGGTCTATCTTTTTTTTGACAAATCCCCAAAAATTACTCCAAAATCCCAAAATATCACGCTCCTATATTTAATCGGTTAAGTACGCATATTCGTCTGCTATTGAATAGAAAAATCCGTCAATCATATCTATACATTGGCTCCCATCATCGCAGATTGTTCCTTCTATATTCTCATCATACACGGCATCTTGTAACTGTTCCACTAACGGCTTACATTGTCCGTCAAGTATCTTAAAACGCCCTGTGTGCATCAATTTGTTTAATTTTATCGGTCTATCTATCAAAGGCATAGCAGACTTGACCGCCGCCGCATTGTCAAAGATATACCGCCAAGCGTTCAAGCCGTTTATGATTGTATAATACGCATCGTCAATGTAGCAATTCTGCACCCTGACTTTGTATGTTTCTTCGATATATTCAATAAACTTTTTCGCTTTTTCTTCTACATCTTGTGGCTTCATATCCTGTGGCATAATCTCATCAGCCTTTAACACATAAAGCACATTATCATCGCCAAGAGCAGAAGCAACCAAACCATAATGCGACTTGTTTCCGCCAAGGTCATAACCAACCATACACCACTTAAAATGCTTCGGCAAATCCTCTTTATTGACAATGTATTTCTTCGGGTTATCTGCAAAGTCGGGGAACACAACACCCTCTGCCCTTTTCCACAATCCTAAAACATAGCGGTCAAAATAAACTGTACCGCCATATTCGATTTCAAGCGCCTTTACAAATTCAGGTGGGTTAAATGGGTTATCATACAAGGTGTATTGCTGATAAAATATATCTGCATCGCTGTCAAGAAACTCCTTGAACCAATGCCGAGGACTTTCGGGATTGCAAGTGCCGTCAAATCGCGAATAACTCTTATCAAGTCGGGATTTCAGCATATTGAACACATCTTCGTGCCAAGTTACAACCTCATCGCCATAGCAATACTTGATTGAAGAACCTCGCAAACGGTTTACTTGGTTTATCTTGTCCGCACCGATACAATGCACCTTTTCACCGAACATAATAGCCGTGTTGTCTGCCTTTATATCGCTTACAAGGTCAACACCCCATATATTCTGCAACGGCTCAATTATGTTTCTTTGCAGGGTGCTTTTGGTATTGCCAAGAATAACATATAATCCATCTTTACCACTTACGGCTCTAATTCGTTTTGGTATGAGGTAATAGTCAAGAAAAGTCTTGCCGCTTCGTGTTGCACCGCATTTTATATTCCAACGGTGATTGCAGTTGTTCCAAAACTCTTTTTGCTTGGGTGTAAAATCAAGTTTCGCCATTGTTCATTACCTCGTCAATATCGCCCAAAACCTTATCAAGTTTTTCAATAATGCCCTTACTTCCGTTGTCCGTTACGGCATATCGTTTCATAAGTGCATCACCTGCTTTTAATCTATCCGACAAAGAGGCATCAAGTCCAAATTGGTCTTTTACTTCTCCACGCATAACCGCAGTATAAAACTCTATAACCTCGTTCGCATCCGCTACACGCTTTTCGCTCTGTTCGTCAAGCCGTTCTCTTATATATGCGGATATGTCAACATTTGTCAACAATCTTTGCCCTTGACTTCGTGCAGTTTTTTCACTATATCCTGCCCTCTTTGCACTTTCCGTAGCATTTGCCGTTTCGATGTAGTAATCGGCAAACGCCTTTTGCATTTCGTTTAATGCCAATTACTCACCCTCTTTCAGTATGTCTGCAAGATAATTGACAACATCAATCAATCTAAATGTTTCAAGCAAAGTCTTATATTTTGTTTTGCCTTTTTCCTCAACTTTCTCTTTCAAGATATATTTCGTTGACATTTTTTCCAATGCTTCGGAATAAAACTGATTTTGATTGATTGTAATATATCTGTCTTTGAATGTAAGAGCCTTTTGCAGTTTATATGCAATAGATTTCAAACTCAATACACTCACCCCATTATGCACAAAAGAGCCGACACAATCGGCTGTGTGTATGTAGCATATTGTATCAACTCCTTGTAATATCAATTTGAGCCGTTTACGGTCGGCAAACACCGCTTTTTTAAGTGCCTACTATCGCAAGGCATTTCGATTAAATAGGTTCGCACCGATGGTCTAAATTTCACCCAATCGGCACTTCTCGTCTTTCCGAGCCGTCAAAGAAAGGAGGTTTCCACGAACAAGTGGAATGGTACTCCATCATAGAATCGAACTATGTTCACGCGCTTATAAGGCGCGCGCACTAACCGTTGTGCTAATGGAGCATTGGAGCAGGTAGCGGGAATCGAACCCGCATCGTCTGCTTGGAAGGCAGAGGTCTTACCATTAGACCATACCTGCGTGGAGCTGATGGCAGGGCTTGAACCTGCGACCCGCTGATTACAAATCAGCCGCACTTCCTCTGTGCTACATCAGCAATGGCTGGGGCGTGTGGATTTGAACCACAGAATGTCGGAGTCAAAGTCCGATGTGTTTGCCGCTTCACCACGCCCCATTTGTTTTCATTATACCACTTTACACATTCTTTGTCAAGTGGATAGCCTTGCTCTTGACAATCCACGCAACCGCGAACGCTTCAAGCATAATAAACTCAAACACCATCACCCAATAGCCAGCCCAGCCGAGCCACATACGAATAACGCACATCGCGATGGCAGCAAGCATAATCGCACCGCAAACATAGTAAACGATGTTTCGTTTCTTGTCCTTGCCCTTGGTAAACTGTGTGATGGTCATAATGGCAAAAGAGCCGAACACAAGACACGCGCTAATCATATGGAGTGTGTTCGACAGTAGGATAGGTAGGCTAAACACTCCCTCGATTTCCTTTGCAGAAAGCGACCAACAAGGGAACGCCGCCACACCAAAAGAACCGAGAGCGGCAAGTGCTGTAAAAATTCTGTCACCAAGGTCATATCCCTTGTATGTTGAAAAGAAAAATGTGCATAGACCGAGCGCGGTAATCATAATGATCTTGTGATTTGTGTAGTATGTTTCCGAAACGGACTGCAACAGATACCACTCTTGACCGCCAACGGTGCAAGAGAGCAGCCCGA